GACGGAGTCGAGTGGCTTTATCCAGTCTGCGTTGTCGTTATCGTTGTCGATGTTTGTGACAATGTCAGCGGCCTTGAACAAATCAACAGCGTCGCGGATTCCCTCGTTACTGTCGCTCGCCACCACCTGAGCATCGAAAGATGAGCCAATCGTGACGAACTCATACTCATCCCAAGAGCCGACTCCCGTCAGAGGGGTAGACAGAATCTTGCTTGAAGGGATTGTTGCTTTCATCACGACTCTTGGGACAGGTGTCCGCCATTCGCGTTCCGTCGCGCGCCATTCCGAAAAGTCAACCGCTTGTTGTCTGTCAACAGACCACGAACTCATGGGCCGTGTCTGCACCCTTACCGCCGCCGCGCCCCCTGCGTCTTGCGCTAGCAGTCCGGCTTGCGCTAGAGGGTCATCTTCCCCACGAGTCGACCCGCGCCACAAAACAACTTCATCAGTTCCCTTGAGGAAGTCCTGCGTCTGGTTGTATTGCTCGCGAACGAATCTTTGTAAAACCGGCTGCGACTTACCGAGAATCTCGTCTTTCTGTTGACGAACGCTTTCAGTCATTTTCCACGGAGCAGCATCTTTGACATCGAACTCAGCAGCCGCAGCCTCTTGCAGAGCCAGCGATACAGGGTTAGTCCCGTTAGACGTAGCAGCCCACGCTCTCACTAACTCCGACGCTACTGCCTCGCGGGCCAGTTGTTCCGCTGCCGGGGAACCGACCATCGTAGGGTAGGCAGGCAACCCATTTTGATCGTCGTAAAACTTCAACCGCCCCTCTCCGTCTAAGTAAACAAAATCTACTGTTGAAAGAGAGTCAGGATTTCCCCTAACCGCGTACTGTACGTCTTCATAAAGGGCGCTCTGACTCGGCAAGCCCGCTTTGAGAGGCTCAGCCATTTCGGTAGCGGGAACGTCAGACATTCTGCTCGCTATGTTTCTCGCTACTTCAGCCTTCAACGGAACAGCAACACCAAACTGCGCTTCTAGCGCGTCATAATCAAGTTCGAGAGTGTTGTCCATGTATTCCTGAGCAGCCCAACCAAACTGCTCCGTCCCCTCAAGCGTGCGAGGCGCACTTCCTGTCGCCCACGCTCCGTGAGTTTTCTGATCATGCGAACCCTGTTGATGCTTCACGACAACGTCAGACACCATCTCGATACTCTCGATCGCCTCGGTCTCCAACTCATCCAACCTGTCAATCCACGGCTGCATGTTCTGACTCGGCAAGCCCGTCAAGCCCCGCGTCGGCGGTATCAAGACAGCCGTGCAACGACAATTCGGGTGGAACGGCGGCATCGACTTACCGTTCTCAAAAACACCATTCCACGGGACACGACTGCCGTTCAGAGGCGCACACTCGTCACAGGGAGGCCCGTAGCGGCTCGTAGCCAACGCTGTACGCAGTTCTTTCTCAGACCGAGGGTCCACTAGCCCCAAACTTTCTGTCGCCTCCCACGACGTTTGGCGGGCATAGTTTTGAGCCTGCTGAATCTCCGTCCGAGCGATCATCTCAGCGCGACGCCGAATCAGTTTCTTCCGATACCGCTCAGTCATCGCGTTAGCCGTCTCCTGCGCCTGCCGCGAACTCATTCCCTCCCTGACAAGACGCACAAGATTCTTCTCATTGAACCTCTCAACAGCCCTCGCCCACCGTGGATGCAACCCAACTATCTGACGCAACGTGCGAGCAGTCTCATCCACCGTCCGAGGCTCCGTGAACGCACGACTGATCACCTCACGGATCGCCAAACGATTCGACTCGTCAATCTGACGCACCAGAGTCGCCGACCTCGTGCTCGCGTAATCCGTTGCCCGCTGACTCACGAAACGGAACATTCGCTCAACAGGCTCGTTGATGAAGAACTCCACATCCGGCGCTGTAACCATCTCCGGCGTCGGCATGATGATGCCACTCGGTAAACGCTCACCCGCGTAATTCAACTCAAGGAACGGACTGTTACCCGTCCGAGGAGCGTTACGGATCACTCGGCGCGTCTCGTTAGACGCCTGATCCATCACCGCGTCCCGCAGCGTGTCGTCAATCAACACGTTCAAATTGTCAATGTTCACGTCAGTCAACAACTGTTCAAGCAAGTCAGGGTCAAGATTCCTGATCGCCTCGGCGTACTGATCCACGTCGAAAGCAGATGACAGGGTGTTCATCGTCGACACCAGCCGGTTCACCAGCCGACTCTCCGTCACCGTCAACGGGACAGCAGGAGGCCCGCCCCCCGGTTTGCGACGCTTACCCCCAATCGTGAGCGCCACCGCTTACTCCTCCGGCTCGTCGGCCCCCGCCTGCTCCGGCGCTCTACCACCGAACGGCGGGTTACCACCGGGGAACGCAGGCTTGTCAGGGACGATGCCCGTCCGCTCCGCGACGATGCGCTGCTGAGGCGGCAAAGCCATGAGAGCGCGAGCCTCCTCCGCAGACATCACATCCGTTCCCGTTTCCTCAATGCTGTGGTGCGCCGGAGGCAGACCAGCGATATCCCGCAAGTGATCTTCCAGACTCGGGTCAGGAGCGATGACACCAGCGGTCGTCATCTTCGACACGAAGTCCGCGATCTCAGGCAAGTCGACGTGAGCGACCTCGCTGTATTGCACAGTTGGGCACCTGTTCGCGTCCATGCCGTTCAACCGAAGCAAGCGAGGGATCGCGTGCTGATTCACAGTATCCGCGATCGTTTTAGCGATCGAGTCAACTGACATCGACCACAAGTCCATCTTCGTCGAGCCGAGAGCGAACGATCCAACTCGATCCTGACCCAACAGGATGAAGTCAGACAGCACGCTCATCGCGATGCGTTGATCCAGCCGAGTGATCACCTTGTCGGTATCGAACTGACGAGCACCCCCACTCGACATCAGTTTCAAGTCGAACAGCGGCTTACCAGCGTCGTCATACATTTGCGGGAAAATGATTCCCTCGTTCTCGTTCCTCTTGATCGAGGTGACGATCTCCTTGATAGACGCTAAGACAGCCTGCTGCGAAGCCGTAGCGGCGCTCGAAAGGTACTCCGGTGGGACGTAAGCGATAGGCAGGCCAGCGAGGTCACGCTCGATACCGATCGCCTCGATCTCCTCGATGCGCCTCTTGAACCACCACGGGCGGTACGAGTTACGCAGCAGCGAGCGGCCCTCAGGGTTATTTTTCTGCGCTGACGTGCGGAACAGGAGAGCCTTCTGAATCGGGATGTCAATTCGACCGTGCCCCGTGTACGGGTCGACCTGCTGAAACCCTTGAATACCGCCGTCCTCATCGAAATTCCACAGGAACAGGGTTTCCTGACCTCGGATCGCCCACTTCCTCCAACCGATGCGCCCGTCGGTGAACTTGGATCGCTTGGTCGGGTCTTTCTGGTCGGGGCCGACGCGCTTCTTGTAAACAATCTCGTGGAAACTGAAACCGTAAACACACATGGACATGATTTGCGAAAGCGTCGAGTCCCACGAGTCGCTCATGTCGTTCAGGCATTCCTCGACGAAGGCAGCCGTCTCAATGTCTGCATGCTCAGGGTCACCGTCGGCGCTCTGATCCTTGAACGGGTCTATGCGCCATTCGAGGCGCGTGATCACTTTCTCGATCGCGTACAGGAACGCCCCGATGACGGGGTCGTTGTCGGACATCTCCCGGTAGGTCTTGATCCCTTGGATGCCTTGAAGGCGAGTCAGGAACTCGTCGTAGATGAATCCGCTAGTGCGTTTTAGTCCAGTAGTGCCGAGTTCCTGCATGTCGAACTTAGAAACCATGTGTCTCCCACTACTCCTCGTCGTTGGTCTTACGGGTCATGCCAACTAAAATCGCCAGAGCCGCGTCGTCCTCAAAACCTGCCTCCACGAGAGACTGATACATCTCGTGAGCCTGCGCGGCCCATTGACCCAACGGGCTTAGCATCAGAGGAACCCCGGCACCTTGGTCGTCCATTTGAGCAAGTGTACCGGGGTGACTCCCGTTTCTAGGCGTTCGACTGTTTGACCAATCCTGCGTCGATCAGGCCGACGGCTACTCGCCCGTAGTGCCCTTGCAGGCTCCACGCTAGGCCGGTGTCGACGAGGTCTTGGAACAGTCCGATCGTTGCGTTTTCATCGAGTTCGCCATTCTCGTATTCGATGATCGCGCTTGTCAGATTCTTCATGGCTATGCCACCTCCTCTTTCAGGTCGTCGAGTGACCACTTGGACAGGTGGTCGAGGTATTTCGCGCCAGAGCCGAGGCTGCTCGGTTGAGCGTCGATCTTGTCGATCACCTTGTCGAGCGCACTCCACAATTTCTTGGTCGAGTATCGCTCGTTATCGAGCAACCCCACGTCGTAAACGCACCTGTAAAAGAAGTGTCCACCCTTGAACAGGGTCGTGTTGTATCCCCTGTCATGGTCCACCTCGACGTACTTGACGTAGACTTGTATGCGCCGATTTTTCCGGTCGTTCCACGCTTCAATTCGTAACCGGGGTAGGTACGGGCGATCCGTTGACTGCGTCTTCGCCTCGATCCCGGTCAACTTGTAGTAGACGTGGATGCTGCGATGTTTCCTCGACAGGAACGTCATCGCCATGCTGGTCGCGGCTCGCAGGCTTACGCGGCTCATCAGGACAACTCCGATACCACGTTGATCAAGCGGACGAGGTTCGGCAGTTGATCGGCGTACACGCCGTCGTACTTAGTAAATTCCTTGCCGTCGATGTGCTCGCTGGCATGGATGAATGTCGAGACGGCTCTGTTGCGATGAACCTTGTAGCCGTGGACGTTGTAGTCGTCGCGTCCACGCTTGTAGGTGATGTCGATGTATTTCCGCAGGCCGTATTGTGAGCCGAAACGGAATTGGTTGACGACGTTTCCGTCCTCGTCTATGTAGGCGCGGCGGTCTCGACCGCTCACGGCTCGGTAAGCATCGAGTCCGATCTGCCGGTGAATGGTTTCTGCGATTTGTAGGTCTTCCTTGTTGAGCATGGGTTTCTCCTCTCCCTCAGAACCCAAAAGTATCACACGGGGGTTAGGTGCCGACTTACGGGGGGGACGAGTTCTGAGCCAATCTGCCAGCCCGGAATCCGGCTCCCTAGTATCTCCTCAGCCAACAACGATTTAGCCGCTAGACGCTGCCTGAGAGGCCCGTAGGGCACGTCTGCCTGCCGTGCCGCGTTATCAGCGACATCAGCGGCCTTCACATACCGGCCCATCGGGTGATTTGCAGCCTCCCGAATGAAAGCCTCATACCCAGCGATCGACCGATCAGGAGTGGTCTTGGTGACCGCGTCGACAGCACTCACCACAGCGTCAGACGCCCCAAGGTCCGATAGATCATCGAGGGTGTAATCGGTGTCCTCGACCACGTCATGGAGGAAACCAGCGATCACGAAGTCAGGGTCGAACCGCCACAACGCAGCGCCGACACGGGCGACGTGCAGGATGTACGGGACGCCCTGCTTATCGACCTGACCAGCGTGCGCCTGCGCCGCGAACGATAACGCGGACTCCGGCGAATCCAATCTCATAACCCTCTCCCTTCACCCCTAGTTTAGTCCCTCGGTTTTCCCTTGATGTAGCCACACCGAGGACAGACATGAAACTTCTCGATACGCAGCGGCGACGTCGAAGCGGTTCGCTTCCCGCACTTCCAGCAGTCGTGCATGTCGACACGCTCCGGTGTCACGACAATGAACTCCCCGTCGATCAGAGCATCCCGAACGCGCATCAGAATGTGCGACGTGATGTCGTCGAAGTCTCCCTCGAACTCTTGCGGCTCGCTGTCGGAGAACTCCAAGGACACCTTCATAGCCCGATGCACTCTCCTTCTATTTTCCAGCAGCCGCCGTGATCGTCTTCGTCGTGAGCCTTGATGATCGCTGCCCCTACGGGGTCGCCGATCTCTCCATGCCCTTGACAGTAGTCAATGATGCTTCCACACACGGGACAACGCGAATCTACGATCTCGTACATTGTCTCACTCCCTCTCAATGAAGTTGAGGTGATGACACTTCGGGCACTCGAACTCCGCGCCTGAGCCGGTCGCTCCGATGTCGACCAGCCCCTCGAAGTCGCAGCCGTGGCTTTGACAGGCCATGTCGCCCTCGTTGACGTCTCGGTACTCCTCGATGACGAAACTCATGCCTCCTCCTTGATCGGGAAGTCGCGCTCGCGAATGAACGGACACCACTCGCCGGTCGGCTGCTTCACGACCTCGACCTCCCAGCCGTCTAAGTCGCTGACGTGCGGGCCGATGAAGACGCGGAACAGGTAGTTCTGAGCGCCCTTCTTGGTTTTGTAGAACTGGCCCACGGGTTGCGCGTCGGGCATCGTCGACCAATTCACGATCTCGGCTCTGTTGATGTCTCTAGCCATGACTTACCCCTCTCCCTCTGACCCCCAATTTACCATAGGGGGGTTTAGGAGGGTTTACCGGGGCACCCCATCAGGCCCAAAACATCGAAAAACTGGCAGTAATCACGGCAAAACGCGACAGGCCGCTCAGGAGCAGGAGCAGACAGCCTCGTATGCAACTCCCGCAGCCACAGCAAGCCCTCATCAGCGATATGCCGATTCCACGGCTCCGACCTTACGATCACGTCCCGCTCGTTCCCGTCCCTCGGGATACCCACCAGCGTCACCTGATGCACCGGATACCCGTTCTCAGCGAGCAGCAGCCCATACAAGTGAACCTGCATCCATTGTTGCTCCGAAGGGAACCACCGCTTCTTTTTCAGCGTGATCGTCTTCCAGTCGATGACCTCACGATCGACCGTGTCGTACACGTCGACGTGCCCCATCAGGCCAGCGAACTCGACCTCCACCTCGATCAAGTACCGATCCTGATTCAGGTCGCTGAGGCGACGCTCGATCTTCTCGTGGATCGCGGTGCCCATGAACGCGGCAGCGCCGAGGGTCGAGTTGATCGGAGGGGTGTCCTGTAGCCGGTGCCATACGCGGCGACGACAGCCGCCGATCTCGCTCGGGCCGACTGCTCGCTGTAGCGACCGCTCCGACTCTGAGGTGTCGAAAATGTCATTCAGTAGTTGCTGGTCCATCTTCCTCTCCCAACGAGGCGTGACGAGCGAGAAACATTTTCACTCTCACCGCCACACTAAGGGGAGAGTCTGACGGTAGGAACGGAACGATGTTGATGTCGTACTTGTTGATCAACTCCGAGGCGTCCTGTCGACCACGCCGGTACGCGGCCTCAGCGACCGCGTGAGCCGGAACATCAGTCATACGCTCACGCTCCTGCTCACGAGCCGATGCCAACAGGCAGCATGTCGCGCACTTCTCTGGCCCGACCGCTTTCAACCCCGGACTGCATAACTCGTCGTGGTCAAGCAAAGTAGCGCCCGCACTCGATGTAATTCGTGCAGCGGTAGATGATGCTTGACCGCTCGCCCGCTGCTCCGCAGTAAGGACAGGTCGGTTTACGGTTCTGGCTCAATGTCGAACTCCGGCTCGTCTTGCTCCGGCTCGTTTTCCAGAGCGGCTTTGCGGGCTAACTCCCCTTGGAACATCTCGTCCTCGAAAATGTCCCGCAACAGTCTCGGATTACTCATCACGGTCCACAGTACCCGTACCAGCACCAATTAGCGGTTGCCATGCCGATCCCGAAGCCTCCGATTGCGGCGGCGCTGTAAACGATGATCCATGCGCGTTTGGTCAGTTTCATTTCTCTCCTTGGGTTATGGAAACCCCCCGTCAGCGAAGTTCTCGGTGTCAACGCTGACGGGGGGAGTCTATTTAGTTAGTCGATCCGACTTTCGACCCACGCTTCGATGTCCTCCTCTTGGAGGACTCCCACGAAGGCCCTCGCGTAGGCGACCTTCGTCTCGTAGGACTGACCACCGACGCTAACCGGAGCGTAGAGGCCAACGCCGTAGGCTTTCTTGGCCTTCTCGGCTTTCTTGGCCCATCGACCGAAGGACGTGTTGCCCTTGAAGTGGATGGACGCGAAGCCACACACGCCCTGCGGGACGTAGTAGATCGTCTTGCTCGGGTCGATGTCGTCGCCCAACGGAGTGGTCGGGGTTCCGACGATCATCGGGGTAGGTATCGTTGCCTTCGCGGCGGCATGACCCGCAACTTCGGCGTTCTCCCACACCCGCTCGTAGTTCTTGCTCTTGTCACTCATGGTTTCTCCTCCCTGTGACACAGAGAGAATACCATACGGGGGTTATGCCCTGTGGTGGCCTAGAAAGGCGGCTTTTCCTCACCCCAAGTGTCCACACCCGCAGGCTCAGAAATCGCCTCACGGGCCGCCTGAGGGCTTCCCTGACCCCCGCTACGCTCCACCTGAGCCGTCCGACGCTTCAAGTCGAGGCCGATGTTGTAAGCGTTGACCTTCAACGATTGACGCTCGTTGCCTTCCTTGTCCTCGTACTTCTCCATGAACGACCGACCCACCACGACAACCGGGTCACCCTTCAACAGGGTCGCCGCCACGTTCTCAGCCAACTTCTCCCACGCTGAAACCCGCCACCACGTCTCCTCCTGATTTTCCCAACTGCCGTCATCATTCTTGATCGACTTCGAGGTCACCACACTCAACGTGACAACCGCTTTCCCTGATGCCGTGAAACGCAACTCAGGGTCACGCCCCAGCGTCCCCGTCAATGTGACATTCGTGCTCATGCTTTCCTACTTTCCGCGACGCTCTGCCGCTACTCACCGCTATCGAGGATGATTCCTCGCTCTCGCCTGATCCTACGTCGATCGCTACCCGTCAGTCCACCCCAATACCCGCTGTCCTCTCGATGGATTGCGTACTCCGCACACTCCGGTTGCATCTCGCAGGACATACAGACCTGTTGCAGAACTCGCTGAATACTCGGGGTCGACGAAGTCAGGAAAAAGAACTCAGGGTCAATCGAACGGCAAGGTTCCTTGCCCGTGTACCTCGGGTAAGAAATGCTCAACGTGCTCCCCTCGCTCCAATCGCATACGGATGAACCGATCCTCACGGGTGCTGTTGTCTGGTCTCACACGATACCCATTCCTCCAAACCACCGCTGCCGCTACTCCATCAAAAAAAGACTTGTTGGGGCGAACCCAATTCATGCACTCGTCGATCACTCGGCAGTTGCCACAGATACGCACCGCTTCATCGGCGGCAGGGAACGTGAAAGCGTCGAACATTTTCGGTTCTTCGCCTACGCAAGCGGCCCTCTCCAACCAACTCACTCGTGAGACCTAATCCAATGAATTTTCCAGCCTTTCATGCCACCCGTACCGGACACATCACACAGAAAGCAGGTCCAAGTTTCCTTCACAGCGGCTCCCCCTCGCAGCACGAAGCCTTGAAGCCACAATGCGGGCAGAGCCACCTATGTCGTATTGGCTCAAACGATTTCTCGCAGGCGTCACAGGTGATCATCTAAGCAGTCTGACGTACATCGTCGGGCGAAGCAACGATCCTTAGTCTTCGGTGTCGTCCCACGCGGCGACCTCGAACTCGTCAAGCAAAACCTCACGTCCGCTGTCGAGCATCCCGATCATGCGCCAGTAAGGCATGTCGCTACAAGCGGGCATGAGTTGTTCTTCACCGTTCGCGTCGATGAACTCAATGATGGTGACCCAATTCGTGACCATCTTCGGCCCGGTCTCGAAGTATTTAGCGAAAGCCCACAGAATCTTCGCCTCTGACGAGGCTTGCTCGTCCGGCTGATCCTCAGTTTTCTTGGTCACCCATAAAGGGTACGGCCTGCCGTTCCGAGTCCAGAGATGCACACACGGCGCATCCAACTCGGACTAGGTTCGGCTTCCAGCGTGGCATCCCGCATCTGTCGCACTTCACGAGTCGCACATCCTCGCTCAACATCCGAGGCTTCCGCTGTAGTACCAATGCTTCGCGCCCTTGCCGTGCCGCCAAACGGTGTAGAACGCCGCGTCCTGCCAGTACCGGTTCCACTTGTGGATCGACTTCTCGCGGAGAGCCTTCACTTCTTTCTTCCGATCTTTGTGCTCTGTAATCAGCATGTGTGTGAGGGGAACTCTCCACGATTTATCGAGGAACTGATAGGCCCCGCGAGCACTCGACACCCTGTTAGCGGCCCTGTAGTTGAAGCGACTCTCGCGCCACATGATGCACTTTCTGGTGCTCTCCCACTTTTCGTCGTACCACTCCCCTTGATACAGCGACGGTGCGAAGCCTTTCTTATCCATCGCAGCGCCGGAAGCGGCTGACGAGGCGACGATCGTGGGCGAGAGGAGCAGGGACAGGGACAGCAACGTGCTGATGAACATACACAATCCATTGTTAGGGGACAGGGCAGGCACTCGTCTGACAGCGAGGCGGTCAAGCCTTCATCGGCTACCAGAATTGTCTCACACGCGACCGACCTTCACTAACTCACGATGCTTGTGTCTACACAGGGCGCAGAATCTTGAGCCGCGAGGCTCCCCGTGATCACACTCGGTCGTCGTGCAACTCAAGTGTTGAGTCTCGCCGATCTCGGCCCACACAGGGTCGAGGGGTTCTTCGCATATCTCGCAGTATGACATTTTTCCTCCTAAAAAAGGAAGGAGATGCCGGTGCAGGTCACGCCGATCCTGAGGGGTGGATCATGGGCTGGCCTTAGCGGGAAACCATGAAACCGCTTACCACCGGCACCTCCTAGTCAGGGGTTATGAAAGAGCATACCTCAGGTTCTCTAACTCCCCGTTCAACCACTCTCGGAACTCGTCTGCCTTGTCGTCGGGCACATGCACGCCGATAGCAGTCGAGAACACGTTCGAGGTGGGATCGGTGATTACTGCGACGTTCACGGGTGAGACGATCTTGCCCTCGTAGAGAGCCTCGGCCCACTCGTTGAACGGCAACTTCCGTTCAGCGGTCGAGTCTCCCCACCCTCCGGTCGTCCAGCCGTCGACGATCTCGGTCCAGCCTTCGATCTTCGTCTCGTAGTAGCCGCGCCAAGCGTCCGTGGAGTGGTAGGCACGCTGAAACTTGACGTTCTCGCTGTGCGTATCCCACGACCAATCGTCGCCGTACTTGTTGATCACGAAATGGTTACCAATTAGTGCTCTGATCGGCTCGTCCTCAACGGTGGCGAAATCTGGTCCGACGAAGAACGCGCTTGAACCTTCGTTGATGTCCGATGTCCAGCAGCCGTCGCAGAGTTCTTTTCCGCTGATCTCGGACGTGTGCCACACGTCGTTCTCACGCTCGATGCTTGTCTCGCATCCGGCACAGTTGAAAGTGGTTTCCATGACTCCTCCTAAGGGGTCTCGATGTCGTTGATGATTTGTTGTGCTTCCTCTTTCGCCTCGTCGAGGTCGGTGTCTTCCTCGACGGGTTGCAGGTCGTTCCCCAGTAGCACCTCCGCGTACTCAGCGGCGGTTGTGTTGAAGACGACGCCGTCGTCATTCTCGGATGCTTGCTCGTAGTCGTCGGCTAGTTCCTCGATCGCGGCTTGCAGGTCGCTGATCGCTTCGTTGATCTCGTCGATGGTCTCAGCGCCCTCGATCCGGTCCTCTGCGTCCTCCTGCGCGGCGTACACCTCGCTGAGGCGGCTCGACTCCAACTCGCTGTAACGCGGGTGGCAGCCGGGGCTTATGCAGCGGACATGCTTGAAGCGTGCTCGGAAGCCGATCTTGAACCATTTGTACGGGTCTCCGACGTTGATCGGCTTGCGGCACTTGCGGCAGTTCCCCTGCGCCTTCCGGCTGCGTTGAACGGTCGTGACTTTGGCGATGCTCATGTCAGACCTCCTCAGCGGCGATGATTTCTACGTCCTTGAATCCGCGACTCACGAACGACTTCTTGCGAGCGACCGCGAGTTCGTAAGTGCTTGCCCACGACGCTTCGGTCGGGCCGTTGTATGTAGGCCAATCGTCTGGGAAGTAGCCGACGATGACGTATCGGTAGGTGCGTTCTTTGGTCCCGCGCTTGTGTAAGCGGCCTTTACTATCTGTTGCTTCGTACTTCTTCATGGTTTCCTCCCTTTACCCCGAGTTTAGCATACGGGGGTTATGTGCTATCCCACTCGGTCTCCGCGTGATCCAACCTATTGAAATACCGGCCCGCGAAAAAGACACCCTCAGTCCACCGCCAGATCACGAACGGGTCACGCGATCCCGCGTAAGCGCAAAGCACCTCGACGATCCCGAACCAACTCCGGGTATCCAAGACAATCGCCTCGCCACGAGAAAAGTGGAAAACATCCCCGACCGAGGGGACCGCGTACAGAGTCACGACACCGGCAGGTCAACGCGCATCGTTGTCCGCGAGACTAGATGTCTCCTCGCGATACTGCCCTCGTGCCTCCAAGCGCGAGCGTCGACTAAATGATCGGTGCTCGGTAGCCACTTCCCGGTGCGCCTCGCGTCGATCTCCCACACGTCTAATTCTCCATGCTCGACGATGTCCGGCACTAGAACCGTGTCGCCCGACGGCAGTTGAAGGTCGATCGACCCGTGGTGGTGGTAGGTCAAACGGAGCGCCATGAACGCGAACGCTTCCTCGGCTGTCTCCGCTGCATAAATCTCGTCCGCGAATCCACGCAAGCCCTCCTCCTCGATGTCCTGCCGAACGCAAACCGGAGCAGCGTGATACATGAAAAAGTTACTCATCTTTCTGTCTCCCCACTCGGAACTCCCTCGGGATTTGCTTGATGCACTCCGACCCGATCGGGAACCATCCCATCTCCCCGCCGTCGTGCGGGTAGGTGACGTAGTCATCGGGGTGAACGATGATGCCTCCCCCACCGGATACTAAGACACCGTAGCCTCTCCCCTGTCGTGACGTCTTCCGACCACAGGCGATGCAATTATTGTCGCTCTGAATCGCGCCTTGGCGCTCGCGCTCCCAATACTTCTCTCCCCATAAAAAATGACCATCGTCGACGAGCACCCGATGGGTGCCCGTCGTCGTGGTCTCCAACTCGCGTATCACGCTTCCGGCGTCCAGTTTTCTCTCGCGTCTTCGAGCCATAGCGAGTAGTCGTGGACGGGGACAGCGAAGTACCCGTTCGGGCCGATCCTCATCAGCGACCGACGGAACCGGCTGTCACTCGTCGCGGCGTAACTGCCGCCGTGCGAAAGGTTCGAGTCGACCGGCACGTTCTCGAATTGACCGATGCTGTGCAGGTACTCGATGTCGGGGACGATGACGGGTATCCCGACCGTGTCATACTTCGTCGCTTGATTGACGAGCGTCACAGCGGGCTGGCTCTCCCTCGGCTTGAAAGGACCGTCGACGTTAGTGACGACAACGTCCGTCACGTTCCCGAGCAGGTTGAACGGGGAGTTGTAATCGTTCCTGAACAATTCAAGACGAAGACCCATCTCACACCTCACAATCGTGACCGTAATAAAATTCGGCGGCTTGTTCCTCGTCGAGCAGGTCGAAATCGCGACCGCACTCGACACACTTGGCTTTCGTTTGCAGTTTCATTTGTTCCCTCTCTTTCACCCCCGACCTTACCATACGGGGGTTTAGGAATGAGCGACCCTTCGAGCGTCCATCTCCTTCTGACGAACACGGCGACGCTCCCCGTCGTACCAATCCGGCGACACCTCCCACGACTCGTGCAAGCCGCACGCCTCGTGCTGCAACGTGAACTGCACCCTCCGGCGAACGGGAGGCCCGCCGAAATAGACATACGCCTCGACCTTCGCCTCACCGTCGCAGCCCCTCTCAGGGCACGGGATGATCGCGTGCTCCATGTTCGACTGGAACACCTCGTCCGGCAGGTTCTTGACGACGCCGCGCAGGAACGCTCGCTGCTCTTTCTCACCGCTCTTGGTCTTGACCATCTTGTCGATCAACTCGCGTGCCTTCTCCGGTGCCTCGCCGCGAACTCGAACGGAAACGCCTCGCGCCTTCCCCTTCTTGTAGACCTTCACGCCGATCGCCTTGTAGGCGTGCCGGAGCGCACGCTCAGCCTCAGCACCGAGCACGACTCGGACGACTGCTGCGTAGGCGCTGGCGAATCCGGGGTCGTGATCATCGCCGTACCCGAACTCGACGTGCCGGTGATTTATGTGGTGGGCCATTTCGTGCAGGAGAACGGCCTCGCTCCGGTTGCCTCCGAGTTTGATCAGCCCCTCGCCGTACACCGCGTATGAGCCTCGGCCTCGACCTTCCTCGACGTTCACGTCCCACAACCCGTTGTAGTTCGGGAACGCTTTCTGGAATCGCTTCCCCTTGATGATGCGGGCGTGACGGGCCTTGAGTTTCTTGAAATCGCGGCTGGTCTCTTTCGCGTATGCCTGAACGACATCGTCGACTCGATAGATGTTGACGCGGGTCATGCCGCCGCTCCCCTCAGTCGAGTCTTCGCGTGAACGGTTTTCACGCGCTCAGGATCGAAGGACTTGAAGCGCCCATCGGAGGTGCGGGCGTCAATCCACATCGACGTCGGAGTGGTCACCTGTCGGGTGAAGCGGAATCGTCCGCGTTGTCCGGCGACCTTGAACTCGGTGCCCGGTCGCAGATACCGACCGTGGATTTTGATCTCGTCCTCGACGGTCCAGCCGTCGGGCGTGGTGGGTAATTGTTGCTTGCGTCGTTTCGTCATGGTGCTCCCCTCTTGACATGTCCATTTTAGCATACCCCCCTGTATGAGGGGCTAAGGGGGGGTTGTGCTAAACTCGTGCGCGAGGGAAAGGAAACGACCATGAGCAAGATTCAAGAGGGCACGATCCTCGTTGACAAGTGGGGCTACGACCAGACGAACGTGGACTTCTACAAAGTCATGTCCGTCAAGAATGGTTGGGTCCAGATCACGGCGATCCAGAGAGACATCACGGAGTATGCGCCTGATGCGATGGGCGAGTACGTCATTCCGTTCGACACGAGCGGCCCGGACTCCAAGAAGATGCGTCGCAAGGTGCAGCAGCACGGCGAATCCGAATACGTCAACACGTCTTCGTACTCCGCTGCCTCCATTTGGGAAGGCGATCCCGTTCTGCAAACCCACACTCACTAAACGGATACGCCGCCGCCCACCAGATCGACATCGCCAACGTCCGAATCAAGCATTAGGGAGAGCACAATGAAACTCGTAATCGAGATCGACCTAGACAACGCCGCGTTCGAGGAGCCGAACGGTCACGTCGAGGTCGAGCGCATCCTGAAGAAATACGTCACGCGCACCGGCACCTACGGTGTTTACGGCGACGTGTTACTCGACATCAACGGAAACACCGTCGGAACAGCCAAGGTGAAAGAATGAGCGAGCGGCACGAGGCGTACTACAACCTCCACAAGGGCTGCCTCTCGCTGCGTCAGGTCAACGGCGGTCGCGTCCAGCACGTCGACACCGCCGAGTTCGAGGACGTGACGTTCGCCGTGCAGCCCGCAGGTCGAGCCAAGGTTCTGAACGAGCGGAAGAAGAATGTTCATGCGTTCGTTCGCGGGACCTTGACTCGCGCCACCGCGTACAGCGGTGACTCAATCCTCGGTAGTTGCATTGACAAGGCATACGAACCGTTCTACCGGGTGTTCGAGCCTGACGATCGCATCGTCAAGGTCACCTACAACCCGTACAAGTTCGAGTCGTTCGTGATCGCGGAAACTGAGCAGCCGATCTTCGAGTCACCGAGGGTGCTCATCGAAGGCCGGACGATATTCGCTGCACAGACCACAACCCCCGTAGGGTAAACTGATGGTCAAGGGAGAGGAGACCACATGAAAGATTTAGTCATATGCCACGACCCGTCCTATGAAGGGTGGGTGTTCGATCCGCAGCACCCGACGCAGGGTCGCAGGTTCACGAACGGATACCAACAAGTAATCACTCACGCCGAGGAAGCAGGACTGCGCCACGACACGATCGGGCCGTTCCACGTCACGGACTCGGAACTGCAACTCGCTCACACTCCCGAATACATCGACCAAGTGCTCAATCAGCACAGGTCGAACGAGTGGAGGGGCGAACGCTCCGACCTCAGCACGTTGGCGAGCCTGTTCGCTGGAGGCACGCTCTCGGCGTTATGGGCGCTACAGAACGGGGAGACCCTGACCGCTGTTCACCTGCCCGGAGCGAAGCATCACGCTATGGCGAACACGTCGAGCGGGTTCTGCGTTTTCAACGACTTCGCGATCGCGGCTCGACTACTCGCGGACGCTGGTCATCGTGTCGCGATTCTCGACGTCGACGCGCACCACGGCGACGGCGTGGAGGCTCTGTGCTTCGACGAGCCGGACATCCTGACGTACTCGATCCATCAGTATGGAATCTTCCCCGGCACGGGATTGGAGAGCCACGACGAGCGGAACGCTCTCAACTGGCCTCTGCCTGCCCGAGCCGGAGACCGTGACCTACGCGACGGTGTCGCTGACTTCCTGCTCACGTTGCGGGCTTTCAAGCCTCACTACATTTTCATCACGGGTGGCGCTGACGGTCACAGGCAAGACCCGCTCGCCGAGTTGGAATACACGCTCGACGGGATGGAGTCCGCGATGCGGATGGTCCGGTCGACCTACGACTCGACACCGATCCTGTTCGGTGGCGCTGGCGGGTATCAGCCCGACGGTGCTACTCCGCTCGCGTGGGCACGGATGGTGACAGCCCTAGCCTCCTAGGACTGCCGGAACTCCGTGCCTCGCGTTGTGGTCGAGGATTGACGCGCTGCGTTCACGGCGACGCCGAGACTGTCGGTGACTTTGTTCGCTGTCCCGATGCGCCCGACGACTGTGTCCTGATCGGTGACGGTCGTGAGCATCGTGTGACGGTATCGAGTGTCTGACGTGGTGCGAACTTTGATGAACGTGAACGGTCTGAGAATTTTAGCCATGGTCCTAGTCTAAAGCACGAGACTGCCGCTGAACCCCTGATTCGAGAACTCGTTTGTTTGACCGAAACTGATCGGCTCAACATCCATGACCCTGCTCTTACCCTCGTACAAGGCGAGCAGCAGAGCCTCCGCTTGGTCAGGGCTTGCGACCCCTCGACGTTTCATCTCCGCTTTCGCCTCGATCTGCACGCGACCGGCGCTGTCGCTCCTGAACGTCGGCCCCGCCAACTGCGAGAGCACTTTCCGTTCGACCCGCAGAGCGACGTCCTGCTGCCCGTCCTTGTCTGGTTGCAGCAGCGTGCGCCCGTTCCACCACAACTCCGCTCGAATGTTCCTGAACTTCTGACCGTCCTTAGCCCGCTCAGCGACGTTCACGGGGACGATCACGGACTCGTGCTTACCTTCCTGACCCCACTTTTGCAGCAGGCTGACGACACCCCACCCGACTCCGATCGTGTCGATCTTCACGCGCACCCGATCAGTAATGTCCCGCTCTCGGTGCAGGTCCTCGGCTTCCCTGATGTGCCGTAGGCACACCTCGGCGACGTCGACGGCGTTCTCGTTGACCTTCCCGCTCGACTTGTGGGTGATCGTGCCGGTGAAGCCGTCGGCTTTCGCTATCACGAACTCGTCGCCTCCGTCCGCAGCGATGTCGATGCCGAGGCGAACCTGCGATCCGCTGACCGGCTCCTGATTGTCGACGGATGCCTCGCACCACCCGAATGGGATGACTTTGTTCGCTGAAGATCGAGGGAATCGAGCGTGGACGCGAGCCTCAACGAACGCGGAGTCCTCCCCGAACTCGGTGATCACCTCGTCCACCCACCTCTGGTCTACGAGGTGTTTCGTGATGTGGTGCTGCGGCACTTGCGGCGGGCACGTCTTACAGAGACCGACCTCCTCCCCGGTGAAGTTCGGTGTGTCGTAGGCGCTGATCGTGATCGTGTTGTAGAGGGGCGACTCGTAGCAACGCTCGAACCACGAGTCCTCCTGATCCGTTGGAGGGTTCCCTAGCAGCAGCAGTCGAGTGTTCCCTCCGGTCATCAGGGCCTCTAACGCTTGACCGACTGTCTCCCCGATGCCTCCCGCCTCGTCGACAACGATCAGCAGGTTCGGCGCGTGGATGCCCTGCGTCGCTGCCTCGTCGTAAGGCGAGGGGCTGAAACCGTAGGACACGATGTCGCCATTGACCTTCCACGACTGAGTGAGCACCTCTCCGGGCAGGTTCGCTAGGAAGTGTGCTCTACGGATGTGAGGCCAAATAATGTTCCTGACCTGCCTGTGAGTCGGCGCGATCGTGATCGCTAGGGCTGTGCCCGGAGCGTGTGAGGCGATCCACCATGCGACGATGCGAGCGGAGAGGTGGGATTTACCGGGCGCGTGGCAGGCCGCAACTGCTGTCCGGGTGTTCGCTACGACGCTGTCCGATATTTCCTTCTGCTTGCTCCACAGGCTCTCTCCGAGGCCCTCCTGAATGAAGCCGACAGGGTCGGTCTCGAACCTCGCCCACGGATTGTTCTCCTCAGCCTCAAGGAGCATCGAGAGGGCGTTCCGTTCCTCGGTCGACAGGCTTGAATAGATCGCGAAGCGTTCCTGACTGCTCGCTTCGAGGACTCGGTCAACGAGCCTCATTTCTCGATCTCGCGTGTTTCAAGGATACGCATGACCTTCCGCTCTAGTTCCTCAGTCGAGACGTTGATCTCGATCGGTTTGCCGTCCGGCCCCGAGAGTTCCGTCCGGTCGAACCTCCCCCACTTACGGGGTTGCTTCCGTTCCAGTATCCACGCGCTCGCTTGCCATGTCCCGTTCTTGGCGGCGTTGTCGATGTTCATCACATGACTGATGATGCCTTCGGCGTCAGCCATTTCTACTGTCTCCAAAAACTCCAAGAATGGTCTCTCGTCTTCCTCGATTTCGAGTCCCGCGCCTTCCCGTTCTCGCTGCGTGTTTCCTCGGTTGAGCCAGTTGTAGAAGGTGCTCGGGGCTATGCCGACTGACTTGCAGGAGTCGTCGATGTACGCGCCGCTGCGGAGCATGGCGGCTATGGCTTCCTGCCTCTGCTCTGTGAGGAGGCTTGGGCGGCCTGTTTTCTTCTTAGCCGGGGTCGTTGCCATGAGGGTTTATGTTACTCGGGTTCAGGTGTATTGACCTACGGGTTCGGCTGCGAATTGGTTTTTGTGGGCGCTGGCGAGGCTCCTGCCGACCTCGATTTGTGTGCCGAGGGTTCGGATGCGTTCTTTGATTGCTCTTACCTTCGCGTGGGAGAGTTCGGTGTGGAGGTTTTCTTCTCGGGTCTCGTAGTTGGCGATTTGTCTTCGGAGTTCCATGCTGCCTATGGCGTCTAGGAACGCTCGGGCGTAGGCGACTTCGTAGAGTTGTTTCGCTCTGACGGCTTCCTCGTCTGCTTCGGCTATCTCGTCGGTTGCTTTGTCGAGGAGTCGGGACAACTCGGCTAGGCGTTCGAGGGCTTGCTGGTGGCTTGGGATCATTTTTTACATCTTCCATCGGGAGAGGTCTTTGTTCCAGTCGAGGTAGCAGACCGGCTCCTCATCGGTTGCTAGGCCCCGGTAGTTGCGTCGGCGGGGTGGGTCTTCGAGTGGGAGGTTGAGGAGGTTTTTGGGTCTGGCTGCGTACACGTCGCCTTCCCCGTTGTTGAACGCCCACACGACCCAAACGTCGCTTTTGGTTGAGTCCGCGAGGGTGGCGAGTTCTACGATTTTCTTGTGCTTGAGCATGAGGCCGCCGTAACTCATTACTTGCTCGGCGGTTTCTTTCCTGATCTTCAACTCCATGAAGTAACGGACCTCGGTTTTGTTCGTGATGACGTAATCGCACACGGAGTATTGGGGCATCCTGTAGTAGGTGATGTCGGTCGGCATGATCGACAGGAACCGCTGCATGAACCTGTCTTCGTGGTAGCGGTCCCACTCTGTTTCCAGCGTGACGTTCATTCTTCCATTTTCCATCCTCGACAGTCGCATACGACAGTTCGCTCCCACTCGACGTCGATGACGATTCTTTGCACGCAGATGGAGATCGCTCTGTCGCCGTGTTGTCGTTTCGCGTGCCCGCAGTTGCCGCATTTCTCGTCTTTCTCATCCATCCTGACGTCGAATAGGCACGGGTCGCAGAGAGTGTCCTCCCCGTGACGGATGTGTGCGCCTAAATGTCCGCATCGGCGGCATCGAATGATTGCGTTTTCCACAACTTGATGCTCACCCCCTCGCTTCCGGGGCGGGCGTAGTGCTTCTCGCAGTAGAGCCGAGTGACTTGCGAATCGTCTAGCCAGACCGTTCTGGCGTCGGTTATGGCGTCGAGTACGGCTCGGGCTAACTTGTCGAGGTCCGGTCGTACTGCCGGTTGCGCGTGTTTCGGTTTCTTGGGTCTGCGGAGATAGAACTCGATCTTCACGTTGACCGGGCCTTCGCTCAACTCCCACTTCTGCTTCGCCGCCTCTCCACGGATCACCCACGTCACGGCTTGCCTCCAATTTTTCAGAGGAACGCCTGCCATTTCGACCATCGAGACTCTGCCGGTCTTCGTCACGAACCCGCGCTTTGATCCTTGGGGTTTCGCGGTCCCTTTGACGAAGGCTTGCAGGATCATGGCCTTACTTGCTTTCCTTCTTCTTCTTTATGTCCTCCCGGAGAATCTTGTAGACGCTCTGCTCGGTCACGTCCATCGCTTCAGCGATCTCGCGGTAAGTGATCCGGTGTCGCCGTAGCGAGAGGATCACATTTTTTCGAGTTTTAGATATTTCTGTTATCGCGCTTTGGTGATTACGAATCATTACGGTGAGTTGTTTGACTTCGCTCAACTCGGGAAGGTCCGGTGTTTCAGAAAACATTTTCTTCTGATTCCTCTCTAAGGGGTTGATTTGATCCTACTAGGGGTTCATCAAAAGCCTCCGGTGGTGTGATCGCTATTTTCGAGTCCTCGTACAACAACCACCATTGGCCTTTCCGGTCACGGAACGGAGTCAAGGCGGGCCAGAAACCCATGCGGACGAGCCAACCATTCGCGTAGCCCTCCTGTCGGTGACTTTCGACGTAACCGTGGCATCCAGTCGTCCCGGTGCCGCAAAGAACGAGCAGGTTCTCGTTGTCGTTGATTCCCTCCCATTTCGTGCCGCCCATTTTGCGGGGTCGGCGATGGTGGACACTCAAAACGTCGATCGGCCCGTAGCACAACTCACAGACGTAATTAGCCCTGTGGGTCAATGTGGGTCGATCTATCTGTTTCATGCCTTCTCCGTTGCTCTGAGGGCCTCTGAGCGGCATATGGGGCATAATCCTGACCCCCGAGGCTCCCCATGAGAGCAGGGCTGGTCTGCGTACTGCTCGACCATCGTCGGGACACCCGTCGGCTTCACCGGCTCCACTTCGTCCAGCCAACGCTCCCCGTTCAGCCACGTCGAGGCATGAGCGGTGAAGGCAGGGTCACGCTTCGGGTCTTTCGCGTACTCAGCAGCAGCAGCGATAATCGTTTCAGCGTCACACTTCCCCAAAGCCGACTTGAAAGCCCTAACGGCTGCTCCTTTCGCCACTCGATTCGGGTACACCTTCCAGAACTCATCGAAGTGCTCGGGAATCGCTTTATCTTTATTGGGTGGTTCTATGGATGGTTTGGGTGACATGGGTGTCACCCCGTCGACGTCATGGGTGTCACCCCGTAGATCATCACGGGATGACGTGGATGTCACCCCGTCGGGGGTTACCCAATAACGGTTAGGTCGACGGTCATCCCGCATCTCACGAGTACCGCCAGCCTGCTTCTCAACTCGCACCAGACCCCTCTTTTTCAGAGACGTCACGATCCGTTGAGCCTGCCTCGGTGACAGGCTTGACTTCCGAGCAATCGTCGCGATCGAGGGCCACGAGTTCCGTCCCTCATCATCGGCATGGTCAGAAAGCACAAGCAGGACCATCTTCTCGCTCGTGGAAATGTCTAAATCCCACACGAGACTCATAACTCGAACGCTCACGAACTCCCCTAAGGTTTCTACAAATCTGCTCCCCGGACGTGGACATTACCCGGCCTCAACCGGGGTTTTCACACGTTCCGCAGAAATCTTGTAAGCGTCCAATAGCGTGTTACGATCGCGCGTCGAAATATCAGCGCCCTTGATCTGGTCAGTAACGACCGCCAACTGATCGACACTTTCGGCGGCCTCCATCGCAGCGAGCCACGTCTCTACGTTCTCGGCGTCCTCGAACGTGTGTTCTACGACATCACCGACGGTCGCCTCGACGCTGCCGTTCTTGTAGAGAGACATGCCGAACTGATCTCCGAGGTTGACGCAGGCCCTCTTGAAAGCCTGTGACTCGGCTGTCTTCATCGCTTGATCGTGCGCGTCCGCTCGACTCGGGTAGTTAGTTGCATCGCCGCCAGCCCACTCGCTGTAAACAGCGCCGTCCACCGTTACGACACACAGAGCACGGTAGGCAACCGACCAGCGAGTCTTGCTGCCTGAAACCTCAGTCTCGTAGATCAACTCCATCTTCTCGACCTCACTCGACCACTCGCCGATGCCGAAAATCTGATTCATCCTCTTACGGATATCCCAAGCCTCAACGTGACTGAAACCTTTCCCGTCACGACCCACACGAGACGGGTCAATCGGCTTCAATAATTCCTTGACTTGCTCATTGGAAAAACTCATTTCTCTACCTCCGCTACATAGTCAGCAGCCGACAAAAAACGGTCGCCGCTACTGCCATACACACAAATGTCATTGAATAGGAGCGGGACGACATGCGGGTTCGCTTTGGTTCCGTACCAATCCCAACCCTTATCGCCGTGAGCCTTGACGGCTGCTCCGATGCGCTGCTCGGCTTTCGCCAACTGCTCTACCACACTCATTCCGTCACCTCCACGCTGTAATTGACTCCACCCGACTCGACAGCCACTCCGGGGATGATTTCCCCCTGATCAGTCATAGCCACAAGACCAAGAGTTCTCGTGTGCTCGACGCTCGACGCATCCTTGATCGCGCTTACCGACGGCGTAATTTTGACGCTGACTGCGTCAGGAAGATTCTCCGTCGCCCACTCTAAAAACTTCTCCTCGTCGACGACCTTGAACTTGTCCTGTGTCGAACGTGATTTGACGACCCCATAGGGTGTGTCGATCGTCTTTCGATCTTGCTGACTCCTCTGTTTATGCGCGTACTGAGTCAAGATTCCCTCGAAGTAATCGACCTCGGGCTGAAAGCGACTATCGACACGTTTGCGCCATGCCTCGATACGAGTCATTTCAGCATTCATCATTCGTTCGTTCGCGCCCATTCGCCGCCGAACATGAAGTAGTTTCCGCATAGCCCATGCGGCTTGCTCGTCGTCCTCAATCTCAAAGCGTTCACGATCAGGCTCAGGGTCTACGTCAAAGTTATGAATATCGACAGGTTCACTCATAGCACTCTCCTTGCTAACGGGGTCTAGGAAAGCATACACCCCCCGTTTACTTCTTTCAGTTCGGGGTCCGAATGATTTATGAAACAATTAGTACGCATCGTCGACGACTCATCCTCTCCCCCCTTTTGAGTCTCCGATGTGCTAGAGGCGGGACTTCGATTTGGGGTCTTATTGGAGTCCCGCCTCGCAAACAAAAACCCCCCGCTCCCAAAAGCAGGGGGTTATTGAGCAAATCTCAACTCATACCAAAGACTTGCTAGTTCTTGACGGTTCCGTTCAACCGTAACTTCATTTTCTTCCGCGTCTTCATCAGATCACGAGTGCTAATGCCACGAGCAATAGCGAAGTGCATCGGGTCATTCCCAGCCTGAGTCCTATGCGTCCTACCCGCGTAATCCACACCCGGCGCTTGACTGCTCGCACCCCACAAGAAAATGTAACGACCGTCAGGCGTCTTGTAATCCTCAAGAATCTTACTGATTTTCTTGGCCTTGCCCTTCGGCATTTTGCTAGGCCAACGATGAGCGCCAATGTCATCGCTCCAACAGTCAATCGCATAGCCAGCGTGATCACTCACAGCCTTACCCATGCGGATAGCACGATAGTTGTAAGACCAAGTGTTCCGCTTACTCAGCGTCTTCACTTCCTTATCAAGGCGTCTAGCCAAGTGCAGGAAAAGCGGAAGGCACGAGCGGCGAGTCCGCAAACTTATTTTCGTGCCCGGTATTTTCCTAGCAGCCAAAAGGGAACTCGACCACGACTTGATCGCATTATGACCGCTAACAGTTTTACTCACTACCGATCATCCTCTGGTTCATCAACCGGAGCATCATCCATATCAGGCTTACGAGCCACCAGAGACGGCTTTCCGTAGTCACCGATCTCCGCGCTCACCAGAGAGGTCAAGATTGACAAGACGGCAGCACCGAGGCTCACACCGACCAACGTCAACCAATCAGCAGAGAAAACATCAAAAACCGCCACCGCGCTAACCGTCGCTAAGAAAGTCTGAGCAAAAGTCTTCACAGCCCGCTCAGCGGCCTCTAACCAAAATTCTTTAGTGAACATGAGGTTCTTCATCTCCCATATCTTCTTCTTCATTGAGTCGCCTTAGTCGAACATCCTCGTAGGCGCTGCCACCAACGTAGGCAGCAACAACAGTACCTATCAAACCGAAACTACCGATAGCAAGAGTCTCAGCGAGTCGCGTTGAGTCCCAACGGAACATCACATACAGCAAGATCACGCCCGCAAAAAACATTGAGCCGAAGACTGCTCTCCGACGCAAAGTCCATGAGGGCTGATTCACTTAGATTCCTGAGAAAATAACGCTTCCCACGTCGGGCCATTTACCTCACCCGTTATCTTCAACCCCCGCGAGTCTTGGAATCGTCGAACCGCCTTCGACATCATCTGCCCAAATCGACCATCCATACGAAACCCATCGAAGCCAAGTTCCACGAGACGATCCTGAGTCTGCATTACCTGACCACCGATGTCGCCCTGCGAGAGTGTGTGACGCAACTGCAAGGTAAGGGCCGAGTATCGAGGACTGTCGGGTGACTCAACTGCGGGTTGCTTCTCGACAGCCGGTGACTTCTGAGCGGTCTTCTTCGCCGGGGCCTTCTTCGCTGCTTTCTTATCAGTCATACGAGAGAGTCTAATCCTTGTTGACGCAAGCCCAGATTTCTTCTTGCTTTATCTCCATCGTGTCGACACGCTGATCCAGTTTGCCTGTCTCCTCTAGCAGTTTCTCGACCTTGTCCCTCAGGGAATCTCCACCGTTCCTCTGGAATTGCCCGTCGATCTCGTTCAGGCGCTCCATGATCCCCGGTTGGGCGCTGCGTCCCGGTGTTGCAGCCTCCCCCTCCCAATCTCGTCTGAACTGACCCAGCCACAAAGAAAAGTCGTGAACGGAGTGAATCATGTTTTTTAGGAACATTCGATACACGAGACCTATCAAGGTCAGCACCGCTATGGCTGCCGCGACAACTGCTAAAAACTCGTTAGACATGTGTGATCCAAAAGGAAGTGAGAAGACAGCAACATTGTGATTACTATGGTGCCAGATGTTTCAACCCTGTCAGAGGTTTTCTGACCTCTAATCAGGATTCACGACTCGCTTAGCGCCACGATCAAGATACTCACGTTCATCGACAATATCTCCCGAGTCGCCTACCAGAATGTCGATGTAGGGCACCGCTCGTGGATTACGCTTCTCGACCAAAACCAACTCGGGGTAGAACTGTATTCCTAGGATTTCCTCGTAAGGCAGCCATGTGTAGGAGTCAGCGCAGATCGAGGTCATCAGGTTGCACACGCGCTGCGGGTCGTAGTGCTCGATAACGAAATAGCCACCGACCTTCAACCAAGGCCACGTCGAGCCGTCAGCGTGCCCCATCGAATCTATGATCACGTCGAACTTACGATCCCCGAAAAGGCTCTCCATCCAACTCCGGTCGGATGTGCGCCCCACAGCGACTCCCGACAGGTCAGAACACTCGGCCCGTTCATCCACAGCGACGACCGTCGACCCAGCAGGTAGACACGACTCCCACACTTGCTTCGAGCCGCCGTTATCAACTCCGATAAGCAGCATCTCTACAGGCGTCTCGCCGAGGCACCGATCCATGACGTGCAAAAAAATCTCACTATGACAGGCCAAGGGACCGTCATGTTTCAAGAAAGCAGAACGGAAGCCCATTCATCCCCCTTTGCTCTCATATCGAACTCCTTCTCGACGATTGCTCGTTGACGCTCAGCCTCACTAATCCTCACGTTGACATCCAACAATTCCTCCGCGTGATCCCGCCACTCATCTGCCGACTCGGCGAGACGCCCCACGCCCAGAGAGTGCAGCAAGCGATACTCGTAAGTCGGCGACGCGATAAAGGGAATACCGGATGCGGCATACTCAAGACCTTTCAAGTAGGACTTTGCTTCGTTGAAGTCATTCATCATCAAAGGAACAAGCCCCACATGGATTGGAGAGAGCAAACGTGGGTAGTCGCTCACAAGTGACATCGGGGAGGTGCCGACCCGCCGCAGGCCCGTGCGAACAGCAAAATGCCTCGTGTCGTTCGGTATGTGTCCAGAATGATGCACCGCGACACCTTTATCTTGCACAAAGCGTGGCATCCACTCTCGCAGCAATTCCAGATCACCGCTGCGCCATAACGTGCCTCCGACCCACCCGAAGGTAGGAGAATCCGGCTGCGAGTGCATCTCGTAACGCTCCACGTCGAGCGCGTTTCTCACAAGCCTTACCTTGCGGCAGCGGCGCTCGTAGAAATCCGCAAGAAATGTGGTGGAGGTTGTGACTAGATCGGCCTGACGAATCCCCATCTCAAAGAACATCCGATTGTTGTCCGGGTGCTTGTTAGGGTCACTTTGACTCGCCGCTATGTTCGCCGGGTCGATACCGAAGTGAAAATCATCCACGTCAACAATAATTTTTGATCCGCTATCTTGCATGATCTTGAAGTGCGTCGGGACGGTCTCGTGCATCATAAGTTTGTAGATACTCATGTCGAAACCGAATAACGCCCCATCCTCGTAAGCAACTCCGATACCACCCTCAGGGTGCTCCCGAGGCAAACCCATGACGGTGTCCCAGCCTGACTTTTGCAACTCTCGTGACGGCAAGACCATCCGGTAGTGAGCACAGCCGTTCGGCTCAGGCTTTTTCACATGTAAGGCATAGTCACCCGTAATGAAAGCCGCAGTAGTCATGCTGTCCTCTCCCGTCGGCTAAAAGCCTACTCAGTAGGACGCGGACGCTCATCCCAACGCAACTTCAAGTACGGATTCTGGTACTCGTTTGCCTGCCAGACTCCGAACTTCTTCCCGGTATCCCACAATAAGAACGGAAGGCTTATCTGATCCTGAATTGACCACTCAACTTGCTCGTCGAACCAACGCTGACCGAGGTCGCGTGTCTCCTCATTGAATACCCATCCAACTGTTCCGGCAGCGAACAATCCCCAATGCTGTGGCATACCTAAATCAACGTAGTGCGCCAACTGTTCCCTCAAGGGATACCGCTCATACTTCGGGAACGACCAGCAGACATCGACTTCCTGTCGAATATCTGTCCGACCCTCAGGGTGCATCCACACAACAAAATCGTTGAAAGACAGGTGGCTACGAGTCCAGTCCGAGAAACCCTCCCCAACGATCTCGAAACTAGCGTCCATCCACACGGCTGCGTCACAATCCGTGTAGAGCCACGGCATCATTTTAGGACGCTTCGCCGCTAAACGGGGTTCCTCAGTAGACGGCTTGTGATCAACTCTCCACCCCTCCCCGACGACCTCAGGAGTGTCCGTGACGCATACGGCGTCATCGAACCCGTGCCACTCAGGTAAAGAACGTATGGGGTCGTAGGAGCCGTAACAGCCGGTTATTAGAGCAACCCTCATGCTTTACTCAGTCGCGTCCGGCTCCTCGGTCACGGGGGCCACGAACTCATTCGCGGAAGCGTCGTAAGAGAAACCGATACCCGCATAACGACCACGACGAGAACCCAAATACGAGGTATCCATCCAAGTCCCCGCCAACCCAATGCCGTTGCAGTAAGCCGTTATCTCATTATCATCATCGTTGAAGTACGGGATCACGATGACTTCCCGAACGATCCCGTCCTCAACGCGAGCCGCGTGAGCATTATCAGAGTGTGCCATTACTTTTCCTATTCCTAGATTGCGTACCTAATAATTACGACACCGCTGCCGCCAGTACCGCCCGTACCTCCATAAGCACCGCCGCCCCCACTTCCAAGATTAGTGCCCCCGCTGGTCGCGGTGCCGCTAGTCGTTCCAGCGCCGCCTCCTCCTGAGCCGCCAGCACCGTTGCTACTGCCTCCACCGCCACCACCACCACCGGCACGAACTACCGCGCTGCCCGAAATGCTTGAAGATGACCCGGCACCTCCGGCTCCCCCGGTCGAACCGGAGCCGTTACCCCCGACTGCGCCAGCACCACCACCACCTCCGCCGGAGTCGCTGCCGCCGTTCCCACCATTGTTCCCTTGGCCCGGAACAGCAGATCCACCTGTCTGACCGCCGCTGTCCAAAGATCCACCAGATCCGCTGCCGCCGTACTTTGCGTTTGTTCCAGTTAGACGGTTACCACCAGCACCGCCGACAGCCGTAACAAGGTTGTCGATCTTGGATGCGGCACCTGTATTGCCAGCGACTCCACCTGCACCGACGGTAATCGTTTTAGAACCAGCACTAAAGTGAACGCTTGATACTTCCGCGTATCCACCGGCACCACCAGCAGGCCCATTTGATGAGCCGCCGCCACCTCCAGCCCCCACGACGAGACAGTCCACGAACCCAGCCGCACTAACAGTCAAAGAGCCGCTAGAAGTAAACGAGTGAACCTTGTAGTTCTGACCAGCGACACCAGTCGCTCCGTCACCCGTGTAAGTAGTTTCCGTGCCACCCGACGCGACGACACCCGCAGCAGAGCCACCGATGATCGTCCGAACAATCACGATGCCTGAGCCACCAGCACCACCTGTGCCACCGCTAACTGCCGTGAAGCCACCGCCACCTCCACCGCCCGTGTTTACGGTTCCGGCAACGCCGGTTGTTGCTGCCGCAGCACCGCCGCCACCAGCGCCGCCTGCACCCTTGCTCGTGCCGTGGCCCCCGCCACCGCCACCATACGTTTGTGCGCTGCCTGTTTGCAGCGAGGATGCTTGACCTGCCCCGCCTGCACCACCAGTTGATCCGGAGCCTGCCGCACCGACAGCACCGGCCCCCCCGCCACCGCCAGATCCTTGACCCGCAGAGTTAGTACTTACGCCTGCCCCACCGTTATTGCCTTGACCGGGAACACCCGTCCCAGCGGTCTTGCTCACGTTTGTCTGAGTGTTACCTCCCCCACCGGACGCGCCATTTATCCCGACGTAGTAGCCGCCGATGTTCGTCCCGTCATGGGCACCACCAAGGCCACCACCAAAGGCGTACAACTCATCAACCCGACTGCTCGTGCCTTGTGTCCCTCCAGCGGCAGCCCCAGCCCCAACGGTCACCGCAAAGGAACCCGCTTCAAGGAAATGTGAGCCGACCTCAATAACACCTCCGGCTCCACCGCCACCCGCGCCATAGAACGCTCCTGACCCGCCAGCACCCGCACCGCCAACAACGAGAACATCGACAACGCCGGAACCGCTTACAGTCAAAGTGCCAGTCGCGGTAAACGTATGCACACCGAAGGTAGTTGATCCACTCGTGTACGTCGTGTAAGTGCCGCCAGAAAGTTGAGCGAACCGACCCGCCGAAGGGACTGTCGATCCCGCACCGAGAGTCGCTTGCGATAAACGTTGAATACTCATGCTGTCCTCACTCGTACAACAACCACACCGCTGCCGCCTGCCCTGCCGTCGCTCGTGACGGTTTCGACGCCACCGCCACCGCCGCCCGTGTTGGCAGACCCATCAGCGCCAGCGTCCCCGCCGCCACCAGAGCCGCCGGTTCCCGACGTTCCACCACCGCCGCCACCGCCGTACAGGACAGACGAACCGGAGTAACTGCTTGACTTGCCTGCGCCACCGGTCTGATTAGAGCCACTCGTGCCAGCCGCACCAGCACCGCCACCAGAGCCGCCGCTTGAGGAACTGTTGCCACCAGCACCGCCGTCATTCCCTAAACCGCTTACTCCCGTCCCACCGGCAGGAGCAGAGCCACCAAGATAGCCTGAACCGCCGCCGCCACTTGCGCCGTTTCCTCCAAGGTCGCCTCTGATCTGTGTGCCAGAAACGCTTGATTCACGAGTGAAGCCACCGCCTCCACCACCGCCGGGTGAATAAATGTCGCCAACCCGTGACGGGAAACCATTAGCGCCGTTGCGTCCTGCACTTGTTCCTGTAGATGCGACACCCGCACCCCCGGCCCCGACCGTGACCGTGACGCTTCCGGCACTTAGGTAACTTTGACTCGTTTCGAGAACGCCCCCGCCGCCGCCGCCGCCACCGTAGCCTGATCCAGAACCTCCCCCGCCGCCCACAAGAAGATAATCCGCGAGACCAGCAGTAGTCACGTTCAGGGAACCAGATGCCGTCAGCGTCCAAAAACTGTACGAAGCAGAGCCAGACGTATACGTTCCAGTAGGCGTATCACTAATCACCGCGTTACCCGGTGTAGAACCAATCAGTCCTGACCCGCTGAACGAACTCATCGCCATGTTATGAGATCTCCGAAAGGAACGCCGAGAACGCAATCGTGTTCGCTGAACTAGACACGCGGATAAACTTACCCGCATCCATCGTGATACCCAACGTCAATGCAATCGTGTCATTCCCAGCAACTGAAGCGTCATACACGAGGAACTCAGATGCACCCGGAGTGCCAGCCGTCGCGTCTAATCCGACACGCACCGTGATAGCCGACGAGGACTGATTACAGATAACGAGGGACGATATCACCG